TGCACCTGGAATCTCTGATGCTTCATCACCTTATGTTCTTACTCGTTGTACATATTGTGATGAAGCATCAGAGATTCCAGGTGCATACATATTCGTACAAGATGGAACAAACGCTGGAACTGGCTGGATTCAAGTAGTTGCAGACCCTGCAACATTTGTTGTTGGAACAGATAACATTGATGTATTCCAGTTCTCAGGTTCAGGAACAATCACAGCAGGAACAAATATTTCTGTAAGCGGAAATGAAATTTCAGTAATCGCAACTCCATCACTTTCTGGCGTAGCATTTACAGACGGTACACAGACAAAAGAAGGAACTCCTTCTCGTACACCAATTATTCAAAAGACAGCAGCATATACTTTGTCAGCCCTTACTGAAAGAGATTCATTAATTGAGGTATCTTCAGCAACTGGTGTAACAATATCAATTCCTGTAGATGCTACTCTAAACTACCCAATCGGAACATCTATTGATATTCTTCAAACTGGAGCGGGACAGGTAACAATTGCTGCAGTAACACCAGGAACAACAACAGTAAATGCAACACCTGGCTTAAAACTTCGTACAACTTGGTCATCTGCAACTCTCTTTAAGAGAGCAGCAAATACTTGGGTAGTCTTTGGCGATCTAACAGCGTAATAAAAATTCAATAAAAATAGGAGATATAAATGGCATCAGGAAAAAAGATAGGTAAGAAGTCACAAGCTTCAAATGACTTTTTAGAGCCAATGGCTCCTACTAGTGTAACAGCAACAGATGTTGGAACTGGAAGAGCTTTTAATAATGGCGCCGCAACAGTATCTTTTTCTTTACCCGCATTATCTCCAGCAGCTACATCATTTACCGTAACCTCATCTCCTGGAGGCTATACTGGAACTGGATCATCTTCTCCAATTACAGTATCTGGTCTTCAGTCTGCCACGGCTTACACATTTACCGCAACAGCATCAAATGCCGCAGGAACATCTGTAGCATCTTCTGCCTCAGCTTCAATTACAGCTACTACAGTTCCTGCTCAGATGTCTGCTCCAACTCCAACTGCTGGAGTTAATCAAAACTCAATTGCTTTCTCAGCACCAGCAACTGGTGGAAAAACAATTTCAGGATATAATATTTCTGGCTCTGATGGAACTTCTGGTTCTGGGGCGACTTCTCCAATTGTTATTGGTGATACTGCTAATACATCACAAACATACACAATTACTGCAACTAATGCTAATGGAACTTCTGTTGTCTCTAATGCTTCTGGATCCATTACTACATTGGCTCCGTTCTTCCCACCATTCTTCCCACCGTTCTTCCCACCGTTCTTCCCGTTCTTCCCACCATTCTTCCCGTTCTTCCCACCATTCTTCCCACCATTCTTCCCACCATTCTTCCCGTTCTTCCCACCATTCTTCCCACCATTCTTCCCACCATTCTTCCCACCGTTCTTCCCGTTCTTCCCATTCTTCCCATTCTTCCCACCATTCTTCCCACCATTCTTCCCGTTCTTTCCACCATTCTTCCCACCGTTCTTCCCACCGTTCTTCCCGTTCTTCCCACCATTCTTCCCACCATTCTTCCCACCATTCTTCCCATCATTTGGATCTAGGTACTACTGTACTGGATCAGATGTTTACTACTACGGAACCCCAGGCTGTAGCTATCCTGGCCAATGTACTACATCTATGACAAGTGGAGGCTCTTGCTAATGATATATAGAAAAGAAAAGAGATAATATGATTACTGACTTAGACATTACTTATAACTATGATAGAGATAATCTAAAAGGAGCTCCTTTAGTTTTTGTTATTGATGGAGAGTGCCTGTATGATTATGTGTTTACAGAAGAGGGTGTTGACCTTCTTACAAAAAATAAGGGAATACGCAATGTTTCTAGTGAACATCCATCACATGATGGCTCCACTCTTGAGATTATCAAAGAAAATGATGAAGTTGAGTTATACCAAACTAATGAATATTTTGGTTCAATTTTATTAAGCGAACCTCTTATAGTAAATTCAACTCATTATCCTTATGGTCATTATGTTAGATCACCTTATGCATCCTTTGACGGAGAAAAGTTTATTATTAAAAATATAACAGTTCATGGAGATTATCAATTAACTGAGTGGCATATAAAAAACCCAAATCACCCTAACTATGTAGCTCCATAAAAATACCTATGATACAATTAAAATAAAAAGGGTATAATTATGTCAGAAAAAAGCGCATGGGAAAAGTATAAAGAAAAAAATGGGGTAACTCCATTAGATATGCTTAACCCAAATACAAAACGTATATCAAAAGAAGATGCCGCAAAAAGGTTTAATATTTGTAAATCTTGCCCTGAATTAATTAAACTAACATCTCAATGTAAAAAATGCGGTTGTTTTATGAAGGCAAAAGTTACGCTTGAAATTTCAAAATGTCCTATAGACAAGTGGTAGCACCAAAGAACCACTTGCTATATATAACACTTAAATGTTATAATAGTTATTGTTAATATAGAGATGGGAATCTTATGGATATTTATGACGAAAACAGCAATCATTGGTTTACTAAAGATAGGTCAGAAACTGCTTTAAATAGAGTAAATAGATTGCTGCCTGGGAATAATGTTTCTGTTAGTAACCCTGGGCTAGGTTTAAATATTTATCATAATGTATTTTCTAAAGATGATTCAGCAAGATATATCGATACCCTTGAAGAAAATCTTTCAGGAGATAAAAGGTATAAGTGGTCTGAAGCGCAAGTAACAAATTCTAATGTGCCAATTAAAAAGGCAAGAGACTGTGTAGACTTTAAATATAAGCAAGAAAATCTTGGCACAAGAGACGAGTCTAATGCAGATTTAATTGACCTTCATGAAGAAATATATCAAAAACTAAAGATGTGTATAGATGACTATGCCCACTATTGGGGTATAAACGTTACGTATTACGAAGCCTTTAATTTTGTAAAATACGAAGGTGAAGGAACTCATTTTAATATTCACGCTGATCACGGACCTTCTTATAATTGTACCGTTTCTGCTGTTATTTACATTAACGATGATTATGAAGGCGGGGAAATAAAGTTCCCAAGATTAGACAATTTTGTACATACTCCTAAAGTTGGAGATATAGCAATTTTTCCATCAAACTATATTTATGAGCATGCATCGCTACCTATGAAACAAGGAACAAAGTACTGTGTTGTTATTATGACAGATATTAATGAATTGAGTCATTAATGAATAAATTGGCAATTTTTAGATCTTTTAGGCCCTGGCTAAATAAAGATAGTGTTTCTGTTCCAGTACCAACACAAAACGTTATTCCACAATGGTATAAAGATGCAGACAGGTTTGCAAAAAATCCAATTAATAATGAATACTATAGCGCACCAAAAGAAACATGCCCCTTTCCAAAAGAGGGCACTGTAGATGATTATGGAAAAATTCCTACATGGAAAGCATGTCCTGCAATTATGGATGGATTTTCAACTGGGTATGTTTTTAAAACCCCTTGTGATTTAGTATTTTCTAAAAACGCACAGGGAATTATTAATGTAAAGATTGAGGACAAAAGATATAAAGATTTCTGTACTCAAAGACCCCCTATGCCACAGTTTGAGCATCCAGCAGGTTACTACAAGCATCATTTTGCTTGGAGTTCAGATTGGGGACTTGAGCTTCCAGAAGGCTACAGTGCGCTATTCATGACACCAATGAATAGGTTTGATTTACCATTTTTAAATACAACTGGGGTTGTTGATTCAGATAAGGTCCATTTACTTGGAAGTTTTCCATTCTTTATTGCAGAAGGTTGGGAAGGAACAATACCAGCAGGAACCCCATATCTACAAGCTTTGCCATTCAAAAGAGAAAATTGGGAAAGTCAAGTAGAAATATTGGGACAGTCTGAGATTTATGATAAGATGTTTAATAATATGAAATTTTATAGACAGCCTGACGGCGGGGTATATAAAAATAAAGTTTGGTCAAGACGAGAATATAAATAAGGAGAATAGTATGAAAACATGGACAGAGAAGATAGACCTTGGTAATGGAATATTTTGCTATAAAGGCGTAATTAAAAAAGAAATTGATGTAATAAAAAGAATTGAAGATAACCTTAAGCCAGAAGGAGATAATACTGGATATAGTTGGCAGCCTGCATATGTTGGATACAAACAACTAATGCCAGACTATAGAGATTGTAATGATTTTAAGTTTAAAAAAACTGATATTGAAAATGATAAAAGCCAAGTTAGTTTAAGCCTACAATCTCTTTGGCAAGATTTGTATGATGTAAAATCACCAGCAGTAGATGATTATTGCAAAATGTATAACATTAATAATTTAAAATATTGGGAAGCTTTTAATTTTATTAAGTATGGCCAAGGTCAACACTTTATGGAGCACCACGATCATGGCTTTTCCTATAACTGTACTGTTTCTTTAGTTTCATATGTTAATGATGACTATGAAGGTGGAGAGCTATTCTTTAGACTGCAAAATTTAAAGGTTAAACCAGAGGCTGGAGATTTATTTATTTTCCCATCAAACTTTATGTATCCACATCAAGCAATGCCAGTAACTTCTGGAATTAAATATTCTATTGTAACGATGCTTGACTACAGCAAAAAGTTTCACACTCCAGAAATGTATAGCGCAGAGGCAGACTAATGTTCAATATCTCAGTTGAAAAAACACAGGGGTCTTTGTTTGATATTCAACCTATGTCAATTAAAAGAGATTGGATGGATGTAACATCAGAGGGTCATGCCTATAGATGTTTTCCAGTTACCCAGTCAAACGTAATTGGTTGGAGCCTTTCTTGTGTAGAGGATATTGAGTTTATTTGGGATGGAGTTAATGATCAAACCCCAGATCGTATTGAAATATTTAGCCCAGCGGGAGCATATTCTGGAAGAGGTCAATCTTCTATAAGTTTAAATACGGGTTTAGTTTTTAGAACAGACAAAGATGTAAGTATTTTTACTATTAATCCAGTAAATTATTTTAGTAATGAGTTTGAAACTATGTCATCTTTAATGAGCACTTCTTTTTATGACAATCCCCTGCCTTTAGCTATTAAAGCAAAGGTAGCAAACAAAAGAGTAATTATTAAAGCTGGAACCCCAGTTGCTACGATTATTCCTATATCTTTATCAAATTTAAACGGTACAAATATTGAAATTGTTAAATATCAAGATCAAGATAGAAAAAGATTAGACGCAAATATTTCCTATGGATCTGCTGCACAGGTAATAAATTCTACTGGGAAATGGACAGACTGGTACAGAGATGCAGTAAATGAAAAAGAAGAAACCCAGGGCTCTCATGAGGTAAAAATATTAAAACTAGGCGTAAGAGATTATACGAAGGGTGATATAATATAAATATGGAACAAAACAAAGACTCGTATACAGTAGTAAAAAGAACACCATCCATAACTCCATCTGGATGGTTTGGTGATAGCAAAGACATGATTGTCGAGCTAGAAAACTTTATGACCCCAGAAGAAATAGAGTTTCTTGAAAAGGCCGCCAAGTCTTTAACAATTTGGGACGTAACGGAAAGCCACATGAATGAGAATGGTACTGTTACCTATGACTCAGAATATTGGAAAGATAGAGTTGCAACTCAGCCAACTTTAGATAAAAATGATCCTAGAATATCTCCAATAGTTGCAGGCTTATTCCAAAGACTAAAACCAATTGTTGAAGAATTTTATAATGTAAAGGTCCATCCTACTGGAACAACTATTGTGAAATGGCTTCCTGGACAATTTCAAAATCCTCATGCAGATAAAGAGCTTCACGAAGGGCCAGATGCTGGAACCCCTAATGATTTTCCAAACTATGACCTATCAAGCCTATTCTATTTAAATGATGATTACGAAGGTGGAGAATTATATTTTCCATTACAGGGAGTTCAATTTAAACCTAAAAAGGGCGCTGCTTATTTTTTCCCAGGAGATAAAAACTATGTTCACGGAGTGACTGAAATTAAAAGCGGACTAAGGTTTACATGCCCATTTTTTTGGGAAATTCTAGAGCACACAGGAGAAAGGAAACCGTAGATGATAAACGAAAACCTTGAAGCGGTAGAAATATATCCTAATATACTTGTGTATAAAAACCTTTTTAAAGACATATCAAAGTCATATAAGGTTCTGACAGATTCTTTAGTAGAAACAGAGGATAGGCTATTTAGTCCATGGACCCAGTGGTCTATTTTTGGAGACTATTTAAATCCAATAATTCCTAATTTTTCTATGTCAGACAGACACGGAAATTTAAAAAATATTAAAGCTTCAACAGAAATTCAAGAAAATCAAAAAGATTTTGCTATAGAAATGATGGAAAACTTTCATGTAGTAACAGAAGATTATATTAAAAGATATAATATTGATGTAGATTTAAATGAAAAATCTATAGATGAGGATGGAAATTCTGTACCAACTTGGAGATGGACAGGCGGAACAATAGGAAAGTATCATTTAAGCAATAAAGATCAAGAAGTTGGAATGAGATATCATTCAGACTACATGAGAGAACAAGGTCATGCCCCAGGATATAAATTTATTATAACATGTACAATATATTTTAATGACAATTATGAAGGCGGAGAGATTGACTTTGTGATGAGAGATAAACTTGTAAAGTATAAGCCAGAGGCAGGAGATCTATTAGTTTTTCCATCAGGTCATCCAGATTACTTAACGGAAGATGGAATGCCTTATCTACATGGGGTTATGCCATCATATAATAATAATAAATTTTTATCAAGAATGTACTGGCAAAAGTATCAAAAGGGTACCGATGAATGGTATAAAAAAGAAAAAGAATTTGGAAAAGAAGTTTGGGCTGGAATGCAAAAAGATTTAGAAGAACAGTTTAAAAAAGATCATCCTCAAAGAAACGTAATAGAAAATGGAGTAAGACTAAAATGAATTTAAATAATAAAGATAGGATAACAAAAGACATAGTTGTTTATAAAAACTTTATAAGCAGAGAGGATTGCACAAAAATGATTCAAGCCTTAGATGCTCAAGCAAGTAACGGTGCAATTTCTTGGATGCCTATTTCATTTTATGAGTCATACTCCTCTGTACTTCCACAAGACAATGATCAAGAATTGCTTGATGCTGGGCTATCTCCAACTATATTTTCAGACATTGAAAAAACAATGCCAAAGGCAATCGCTTCAGTCCATGACCTTGACCCAAAAACAATTTCTAAGATTGGGTATCACACACAAAAATGGGAGCCAGGAGCATACGCAAGAATACACTCAGATAATACAGATGCTGAAGGAAATTCAGGCGCTTTTACAAGAAGCCGATATGCAGGCTTTCTATATCTTAATGATGATTTTCAAGGAGGACTACTTAAGTTTCCAGGTCAAGACATAGAAATTAAGCCAGAAGTTGGAATGCTTGCTGTTTTTGACGGGGGATTTAGCAATATGCACGAAGTATCCCTAATAGAAAGTGGAGTAAGATATACCATTGGATCTTTCTGGGATGACAGAGAAGAAGATGCTTATCCACAAGAATTAAGAGA